CCGCCGCGCCGGATGGTGCGAAATCCGGCCCGATCCGCTCGAGCCGTCTCCGAATCGGCGTGACGCCGCCCGATGCCTAGTGATTCGGAGCGCCCGCAGGACGTAGGGCGCGACCGCAAGCGGCGCGGCTCGCCGAGCGCCGCCACGCTCGCCGTCCTGGCCGATTACCGCGCCACGCTGCGAGTCGAACTGGTCGCCGTCCTGGGCGAACTGGCGACAACGAAGCCGGCAGACCTTGACCGGCGCTCGCAGTTAGTCGGCCTGGCCGTCAAGGTCGCGCGTGAACTGGCGTCCGGCTCGGACGGCGCCGAAGGTCGCGCTTCGGTCGCGTCGGACGCCACGCGCGGCAAGGCGCCGAAACTGACGCGCCGCGACCGGGCAAGTCTCGAATGAGTCAACGCTACGCGACCGGCCGGCGGCTCGGATACCGCGACGAAGCCGTAACGGGCATGCCCGGCCCGCTGCTCGATGACTACGCCGCGGCCGCGGAGTCCTGGCTGGCGCGCACGATCGGCGGGCGCAAGGTCGCCGGCAACAGTAAGCGCGACCGCGGATGGGACGTTATCGCGGCCGGCTGGCGTATCGACGTGAAGTGGAGTTCGATCGAGCCGGGCGCCCGTATGCGGCGCGGCGATCCGCTGCATCCTGGCTTGATCGTGCCGGCCTGGAAGCCGCGCCGCGCTGAACTGTACGCCGCGGTATTCGGCGAGACGCCGGAGCGCTTCGACCTGTTCGCCTGGGCGGATGGATGGGCCACGCGCGCCGAAGTCGAAGCGGCCGTCATCATGCCCGGCCGCACGCGGAAGACAAGCGGCCTGCCGGCGCCGTTCTTCTTCATCGGCTTCGACTACTTGCGCCGACTGGACGATCCGCCGAAGCCGAAGTGACCCGGCGTCCGCGCCTGCCGGCGCCGCGATGGGAGACGCCGCTACCGGCCGGCGTGGCAGGGTCATGGGGATACCTTGTCATCGCCTTCGCGCGTGACGTTCTCGGAATCACGCTCGACCGCTGGCAGGCTCGCGCGATCGTGCGCGCGCTTGTCGTCGACGCCGGCGGGCGCCTGATTCACCGCGAATACCTAGTCTCGACCGCACGCCAGAACGGGAAGACGGCGATCGTGCGCGCGCTGATCGGATGGGCGCTGACTACCGATATCGGTCCGTCATGGACGCTCCTGTACGGCCTGGCGCACACTCGAGCGCAGGCGCGCATACCGTACTCGGCCGTCATGGCCGACTTAGCGCCGATGCAACGTCGGCTCGGCCACGAATCGAGAGGCGGACTGGCGTTGACGCGCTATCTCGGCATCCGCTCGGCCGTCGCCGGCTGGCCGCGCGAGTACCACGTTGCAAGCCGCGACGCTCGAGACGCGATCCGCGGCTATTCGATCGACGTCGGAATCTTCGACGAAGTACGCACGCAGCGCGATGAAGATACATACGCCGGTCTCAAGCCGACAATGAGCGCCCGGCCTGAACCGCTCCTGTTCGAGATATCGACGGCCGGCGACGATCGGTCGATACTCCTGCGCCGGCTATGGGAACGCGGCCGGCGGATTATCGACGGCGCCGAGCCGGCCGAAGGCTTCGGCATGACGTGGTACGCCGCCGACGAAACCGACGCGCCAGACGATCCGCGCGCCTGGGCGAAGGCTTCGCCGGCAATGGCCGAAGGGCGGATCGACGCGGCCGTAGTACGCGATGAACTGGCCGCGTTGACGGCGGCGACCTTCCGTCAAGAACGCCTGAACCTATGGTCGGACGCCGCGGACGAATGGCTACCGCTCGGCGTCTGGTCGCGCGCCGTCGGCGCGCCGCCGCTCGAGCGTGGCGATCGGATCGTTCTCGGAGTAGAAGCCGATCCGTCCTGGGCGCGTGCGAGCGTGGCCGTCGCAATGGCGACCGATGACGCGCCGGCCTTCGTAGGTATCGCGTCCGACCTGGCCGCGCCGCCGGGCGCTACCGTGGCGCCTGGCGAACTGGTCGACGCGCTGGCCGCGGCCGTGCGGGCCTGGGCGCCGGCGCTAATCGCGTACGCGAAGGGTAGCGCCACGGCGCGCCACGTCGAAGCCTGGGCCACGGATGCCGACGTGCCGACGCTGGCGCTGGCGCCCGGCGACCTACGCGCCGCGTCGGAGTTATTCCGCGCGGAGTTGATCGGCGGGCGCCTAACGCACGCGGACGATCCGCTCCTATCGGCGCAGGCGCGCCGCGCGCGGCCTAGCGCGCCGCTTGCATCGGGCGCGTGGTACTTCAGCGTCCGAGAGAGCGCCGGGCCGATCGACGGCCTGCGTGCGGCGTCCTGGGCGGCGTATGGCGCGCTGGCGCCCGAAGCCGCCGGCGCGCAAGCCGAAATCTTCTAGCGCTTTGTCTGGCCGGCAAGGCGCGCCGTGGCTTCTGGTCCCCAGTTCAGGGTAGCCGGCGCCTCGAGCCGCGAGTCCTGATGGTCGCCGGCGTGGCCGGCGGGCCGGTCGCACGCGGCGCCGACTGGATGCCGGGCGCCGCAAATATCGTCGGACAAATGGACAGGTGGTGACGCGTAGCGTGGCGGTTTCATGCGCGGATCATATACGCGCGCGTAGACGTTGCGCAAGCGAAGCGGCGTTGCGTACGGTCAACGCTCAACGTTTGTTGACGCAGCGCCCATACTGCGGACGTGGCAGGCGTATGGGACGGACTGAGGCGATGGATCGTCGGCCCGCCTTCGGAGTCCGACCTGGCCGGACAAATCACTTACGCCATTGATCAACGCCTGGGCGCCGCCGACTATATGGCGATTCCGGCCGTGGCCCGCGCGCGTGAACTGATCGTCTCTCTGTCGTCGATGCTCGAGCCGGTCGCCTGGCGCAACGGCTACCCGTTGCCGAGCGCCGAGCAACCGCGCGTCTTAGTCCGGCCGTCGCCGGAGATAACGCGCGGCGAATACCTGGCGCAGTTAGTCGGCTCGCTGTTCGATCATGGCAACGCCGTTCTATGGCAACCGATAAGCGGCCGCAACGCCGCCGGCCGGCCAGACGTGTCGATCGTCCTACCCTTCGATGATGTATCCGTGCAATGGGCCGACGAATCGCGCCTAGCGCGTACGGTCGACTGGCAGAACCGGCGACTGATTCCCGGCCGCGACTGCCTGCTAGTCGCGATCAACCGGCCCGCCGGCGAACTGCTCGGCCGCTCGCCGCTCGACCTGATCGCGGCAAGCCTTGATCGCGTCCTGGCCGCGGAACTGTACGCGGGCGCCTGGTTTGAGAATGGCGCCGTGCCGTCTGTCGTCCTGAAGTTCGACGGCACGCTCGACGACACGCAATCGGCCGCGATCAAATCGAAGTGGATTGAGAATCACCGCGACGGATCGCCGGCCGTCCTGCCGCGCGGATGGGACGTCGGCGGCGTCGGCGGCGCTAGCGCGGTCGATTCGCAGTTACTCGAAACTCGCAAATGGGGCGCGCTCGAAGTCGCGCGCGGCCTGGGAATCTTCCCGCCGGAGTTACTGCTAGCCGAAGTCGGCGGCTCGAGTTTGACGTACCAGAACATTGCCGAAGCGCTGATGACGTTCTTACGCGTGACGGTACAGCCGTTGTACCTGTCGCCGATCGAAGAAACCCTGTCCGACCTTCTGCCGGGCACGCAATCGGCGCGCTTCTCGACGGCCGAAGTCGAACGGCTCAATACCGCGGCGCGATGGACGGCATACGAAACCGGCCTGCGCGCCGGCTTCTTGACGACAGAGCAAATCGACCGATGGGAAGGCTGGCTGCGTGACACGCCGCCGGACATTCCCGCCGCGCTGGCACCGACGCCGGCCGCACCGGAGATACCCGTATGACAAACCTGCGAACCGCAGTCTTCCCCGCCGAAATCACCGCGCGATCCGAAGGTGAACGGCTAATCGACTTGCGGATCATGCCGTGGAACGTGACCGGCAATACTCCAGACGGCGCCGAGCAGTTCGAGCGTGGCGCCTTCGCCGACACCGATCCGGCTAGCGTGACGCTCGAAGCGATCGGCCCGCACGGCGCCGATCCTGGCGTGCGCCTGGCCGGGCGCGCCGTGGCGCTCGAGGACCGCGAAGACGGCCAGTACGGCACGTTCGCGGTATCGAAGACGTCCGCCGGCGATGAACTGCTCGAACTGGTACGCGACAAGGTGTATCGCGGCGCGTCGGCCGTCTTCGTGCCGATCAAGCATCGCGCCGGCGCGGCCGGCGTGACGATTCGAAGCCTTGCGGAACTGGTCCGCGTAGGCATTGTCGAGCGCCCGGCATACGCCGGCGCCGAAGTCCTGGCCGTACGAAGTGAGGATGCATCACCGATGACTGACGAAGGCGCCGCCGTGGCCGCTCCGACCCCTGATAGCGGCGTACGCGTGGACGCCGGATCGACCGATATGGCCGATCGAATCGACGCCTTGCAGACCGATATGCTCGGCCGCATGGCACGGCTCGAAGCCGGCGACGGCCGGCGTGGTGGGCCTTCGCTTATGGCCCGATGGTCCGGCTTCGGCGAGTACCTGAAGGACGCTTCGGCCGATCCTGAAGCGGCCGTCATGCTGGCGCGCGCGCTGGTCGATCAGAAGATCACCGCAAATCCTGGCGTGGCGGCGCCGTCATTCGTGGCCGACGTGAAAGGCATCATGGATGCCCGGCGCCCGGCGATCGAAGCGCTCGGCGGCGCCGGTCCCCTCGGCGCGTCCGGTATGAGCCTGAACTGGCCGTACTACGCCGGCGACCTGTCGGCGCTTGTCGGCAAGCAGGCGACAGAGAAGACGGAGATCACAAGCGTTGTCGTCAATCTCCTGAACGGCACGTCGGCGATCGAGACCTTCGCCGGCGGCTCGGATATCTCGTATCAGTTGATTCGGCGCTCCTCTCCGTCCTATCTCGAAGCGTACGGCCGGATCATGCTCGCCGGATGGGCGCTCACCACGGAGAAGGAGTTCGAAACCGACCTGAACGCCGGCGCAACCGGCACGATCACCGGCAGCATTGCGACCGATGACGCCACGCGGGCGCTGTTCTTCGCGGCATCGGCGAAGGTACGCAGCGCGACCGGCGCGCCGGCAACCGTTGTCCTGGCCGCGTCTGACGTCTTCTCGGCGCTCGGACAGGTAGGCACGCCGGCCGCGTACGGCACGTCGAACTTGACTGGTACGGCGCAGGCTTCGAGCCTGGCGATCAACGTCTCCGGACTCGAAGTGACTGAGGCGCCGTATCTGCCGGCCGGATCGGCAATCTTCACGAATCGCGAAGCGGCACGCTGGCACGAAGACGGTCCATTCGTGGCGACGGCCGAAGACGTCGCGAAACTCGGCCAGAATCGCGCTTACTGGTCGATGGGCGCGTCCGGTATCTTCCTGCCGGCCGGACTGGTCAAGGCAACGCCGACGCTGCCGGCGGGCCTGCTCGCCGATGACGGCGGCAAGGCGCGCAAGGCTTGACCGAATGGGTAACAGGCGCCGCGATCCTGGCCGCGCTGGGAATCGCGGCGCCGAGCGCCGATGACACGGCCTGGGCCGATGCCTGTGCGTCGGCCGTATCGGCCGGCGTTGATCGGCGCCTTGTCGGCGTCGGCGGCGACGTGGCGCTCGATCCGGCGGCCTTCTCCGAGTTGACCTGGGCGGCGACCATCGCCGGCGCCGAAGCCTACAAGCGGCGCGAAGCCGTATACGGCTTGACTGGATACGTCGACCTGGAAGGCGCGGCTATCCGCGTGGCGCGCGACTATCTCGAAGGCATCGGCCCGATTATTGCGCGCTATGCCACCGTCGGCATTGCATGAGCAGACTATCCGACGCGCGCGAACGGCTGGCCGACGCGCTCGAAGGCTCGGGCCTGCGCACGGCGACCGGCGGGCGCTTCGCGGCGCCGGCCGTCCTGATCGAGCCGGCCGAACCGTGGATAGAACGCACGCGCGCGTCTCGGGCGCTGGAGTCGCGCTGGAAGTTATCCGCAATCGCGCTGGCCGGCGATAGCGGCGCGGCGTATGACGAACTGGCCGAACTGGTCGACAAGATCGACGCGGCCTTGCTTTCGCTGCGCGGCGTCTCCCTTCCGACCTGGGGCGCGCCGCATGACGTGACGCTCGGCAACGTGGCGCACCCTGCTAGCGTAGGAATCGTGGCGATATACACCGAAAGTGAGGCTTAGAACGTGGCCGGCAATCCCCTGTTCATGCGTGACGTGTCGTTGACACTCACCATCGGCGCGTCTCCGGCGCTCGAAGTGAACTGCGACGTACATACCGTCGAAGTCGCGGTCGAGCCTGGCGACGTTGTCACCTATCAGACGCTCTGTCCGGACGGATCATTCTCGCAACCGGGCCGATCGTCATACGCTCTGCATATCACCGCGGCGCAGGACTGGTCCGCCGACGGCCTGGCGCGCGTCCTGTGGGAGCATGAAGGCGAGTCGGCCGAGTTCAGGTATCAGGCGCACGGCGCCGACGTGGCCGGCGCCGACGCGCCGTCGGCCGATTCTCCCGGCATGATGGGCGAAGTACGGCTAGTCGGTCCGACGTACGGCGGCGAAGCCGACACGTACGCCGAACTGGACGTGACGTTGCCTTGCTCGAGCAAGCCTGAACTGATCGTCGCGGCCTTCCCGGCCGGCCTGGCCGCTGACGCGGAGACGGCCGACGAAGAAGCCGCGTGACAGATCGCGTGACGATAAGCGGGCAACGCGAAGTCGCGTCGGCCTTCGACGCGCTGGCGCGCGACGTGGCCGATATGTCCGAGCCGAATAAGCGGATCGCCGAGTTGATCGTGCCGGGCGCGTCTCGACGATCGCCGCGACGATCCGGCGCGCTGGCGGCGTCCTGGCGCGGGCAGGCTTCGAAGATCGCGGCCGGCGTAGTCTCCGGCGTGCCGTACGCCGGCCCGGTCGAGTACGGCGTACCTTCGCGCGGCATGGCCGGCGCGGCAATGGTGGCCGATACCATCGCCGAGCAGGCCGACGCGATCATCGGCGAGTACGAGAAGACGATTGAGGATCGAGGGCGGCGACGTGGCTTCGGCACCGATTGACCCGCGGCCGGTAACGTTGACGCTGGCCGGCATCCGCTCACTTACGATTCTGGAGATTGCGCGCGCCTGTGCGATCGCCGGCGTCCGCAATACCGACGCGTCGCGCTTGCTGCGAAGCCTTACCGATCCGGCCGGCGATCCTGGCGACCTAGAACGCGCGACGGAACTGCTATACGCCTGCGCGCTGATGCTCGAGCGCCGCGCCGATCCGGCGCTTACCTGGCAGACGGCGCAAACCTGGCGCGTTGTCTTCGACCTTGACGCCGGCGCCGATCCGATCGCCGAAGCCGAAGCCGAAGCATCCGTCGACGCTGCGATCGCGACCGGCCTTCCGCCGGCCGTGGCCGGCGACCTTACCTGGGCGCAAGCCGAGCAGTACCAGCAACGCACGGCCGAACTGGCCCGCGCGGGCAGGGGATAGCCGGATGGTCCTGGGCCTTACCGTCGAAATCCGCGGCGACACGTCGAAACTCGATTCGGCGCTCGATGCCGGCAAGGGCAAGTTAGGCGGATTCGGCGATATCCTGTCGAAGAACGCGCTACCGATCGCGGCCGCGACGGCCGGCGTCGGCGCGCTAGCCGTCGGCGTGGTGAACCTTACGCAAGCGGCCGCGGCCGATGCCGCCGAGCAGGAGAAACTAGAAGCCGTCATCCGCGCGAATGGCGCGGCGACCGCGGAGTCTAACGCACAGGTAGAAGCGGCGATCGCGGCCGGGCAAGAACGCGCCTTCACCGATTCGGAGACGCGCGCCGGCCTGGAATCTCTGGTAGTCGCGACTGGCGACGTCGGCGTGGCAACCGACCTTCTGACGCAGGCGCAAGATATCGCGCGCTTCGCCGGCGTTGACCTGGCGACCGCGGCCGATGCCGTCGCGAAGGCGCAGGCCGGACAGGACGGCGCACTACGCAAACTGGTACCCGGTCTCGAGAAGGGCGCCACGGCATCCGACACGCTGGCCGCGGCATCCGCGGCCGCGGCCGGACAGGCCGATATATACGCGGACTCCGCGGCCGGCATGGGTAGCCGCGCGTCGGATGCCTTCGGCGAAATCGGCGAGACGATCGGCGCGGCCTTCTTGCCGGTACTCGAAGAAGTCCTGCCGGAACTGATGCCGATACTCAAGGCGTTCGGCGAACTGGTAACGGCGCTCCTGCCGCTCCTGATTCCGCTAATCAAGGCGTTAGCCGTCATCCTGGGCAGCGTGGCGCGCGGCCTGGGAATCGTAGTCAATGACCTTGTGAAGTTTGTGAACTGGATAAGCAACGCGATCGGCGCCGTCGGCGACTTCTTAGAAGCCGCGAATCCGCTGAGCAATATTCACTTCCCCGAACTTCCCTTCGGCATCGGCTCGAGCGCCACGGCCGGCACGCAGGCGCGTAGCGGGCGCTCCGGCGGCGCCGCGGCGCCGGTCACAATCAACATATCCGGCGCGCTCGACCCTGAAGGCGTGGCGCGCAGCGTCTCGCGCCTGTTGACTCAGCATTCGATCCGTACAGGCCGATCGTCGGCGTTGATCACCGGGCAATGAGTCTGCCGGACGCGATCGTCGAAATCGAAGGCGCCGCGGTCGAGTGTGACGTCCTGCGCGCCGTCATACGCCACGGCCGCGACGATCCGTCATCGCACCCTGAAGCCGATTCGGCCGTTCTCGACCTGATCGGCGTCATGCCGGCCGGCGCGACCATCGGCGCCGGCCTGGCCGTATACGCCATGCCCGGCCGGATACCGCGATTCGCCGGCCGGATCACCGACGTGCGAATCGGCTTCGAGTCGGTCGACCTGGCGAACGGGACGCTGATCGCCGTCGGCGAACTGGCCGATATGGGACGCCGCGTCATCGGCGCCACGCCATACCCGGCCGAAGTCGACGGCGCGAGAGTCAACCGCGCGATCGTCGCGGCCGGCGTGGCGACCGATCCGATCCGCTCCGATCCTGGCTATCTCGGCGTCCTGGCGCGCGACGTCGACGCACAGCCGGCGCTCGCCGTGGCGACCGACGCGGCTACCGATGGTGGCGGCTTTGTCTGGCAGGCGACAGACGGCGCCGTCCTGTACGCGGACGCCTTCCATCGCCGGGCGCCGGCCGTCGCCTTCTCGCTTGTGGCGTGCGACCTTCCCGTATCGCTGGCGTGGATGCAAGGTCTCGAGGGCATGGCGAATAACGTCGACGTTCGATACGGGCCGGGCGCGACCGCTGCGAAGCATGCCGAAGACGCGGCTTCGATCGCGACCTACGGCACGCACGCCGCTAGCCTGTCGACGCGGATCGAATCGGCGTCGGACGCGCAGGAGCGTGCAAACCTGATCGTGGTGCGCCAGAGTACGCCGGCCTGGACGCTTGCAAGCCTTCGCTTCGCGCTCGAGTCGCCGGCCGTCGATCCGGCGCTAACGTCGCAGTTACTCGGCGCCGAAATCCATGACTTGATCAACGTGACCGGCATGCCGGCCGGATCGCCGATGACGGCGGCGATGGTATTCGTCGAAGGATGGACGGAGACGCTTACGCCGGGCGCCTGGGCGCTCGACCTGTCCGTCTCGGACTATTGCCGCACGGCGCCGGCGCCGCAATGGGATGACGTGGCGCCCGGCTGGCTATGGGATGGCATATCGCCGGGCATGACCTGGGATTCGATATCGTGCCTGCCGCCGTACGTCTCGGACTATCCGGGCCGATGGGTCGACGTGGCCGCTTCGCAGCGATGGGACACGCTCGAGCCGTCGATACAATGGGATCAATGGACAGGAGCGTAACGAATGCCCGGCTTCACCGATAAGTACGCCTTCCCGTATCCGACCGGCACGGATCGCGTCATGGACGGCGACAACGCGATAGCCGCGCTGGCGAACGCCGTCGAAGACTTGCTAGAAGCGTCCGCAATCCCCTTCCGCGCGCAGGCCGGCACGGCCGTTATCGCCGGCACGGTTGCCGCGAATGCCGGTAGCAGCGTGGCCGTTACGTTCGCCGTCGGCCGCTTCACCGCAACGCCGGTACTTGTAGTGACGCCGACGTCGAACGGCTACCCGGCGGCCAGTCATGGCGGACTGGTCGCGACCGGCGCAACGCTGCGCATATGGAATCCGACCGGCACCGGCGTTAGTTCGATCACCATGCATTGGTACGCTGTGCAGATGACTACTTCGACCGGGCCGGGCCTGCGTGAAGGCGCCGAGCAGTTCGACGCGGCATACGTTGTGACCTGTCGTACGGCCGGATGCGACAACGCCGGCGAAGCGATTCCGGTCGCCTGGGATGCCGAGATTGACGGCGAGTTCTCCGCGGTATGCGGAGTGTGCGAGCAACCGATCACCGAGACGGCCGCGGCATGAGTGGCGAACTGCTCGGCTTCGGCCTGGGAATCATTGTCGGCGCCGGCATTATCGCGATCGTCGCCGCCATTGCCGTCGACCGCTACCTACGGAGCCGGCGCTAATGGCCGGCTTCTATGACGGCGACGGCATCGGCGGGCATCCGCGCGCCGAAGGCCGCGTCTCGCGTTACGGCGAGCCGCCGAGCATGCCGGATATCGACCCTGCCGCGCCGCGCGCGCCGCTATGGCGTCCGTCCTGGTGGCCGTACTGGTGGCGCCATATACCGCGACTGGTCGAGCGCTACGGCGAGCGTGAAGCGCAATGAAGTTCGGCAATCCTGTTCCCGGTCGGATCGGCCCGATCGGCAAGCCTGATCCGGACTCCGGCTTCGTGGTAACGCGCGGCTTCGCCGACGAATCAATGCCGCAGTACGGGCCGCATGATGGACTTGATATCGACAACGGCGGACCGTCCGGCGATCCGGTACTCGCAATGGCCGACGGAGACGTATATCAGGCCTTCTTCGATTCGGCGTCCGGCGGCGCCGGCATCATCCGCATTGACCACGGCGACGGATGGACTACCGGATACGCTCATATGGACACGATCGAAGTCGGCGTCGGCGACCGCGTAGCGCTCGGCGCCACGATCGGACGGCTCGATACCACCGGATGGGCCACCGGGCCACACCTTCACTACGATATCTCCGAAGGGTCACGCAGGGTCGATCCGTGGCCGTACTGCAACGCCGCGATAGGCGAAGGAGCGTTCTGGATGCATACCTACGGCGGCGCCGACTTCGCGGCCACAAATGAACATTATGTAACCCTGGCCGGCGCTCGATTCCGCGCCGACACGGCGACTACGGCGACCATTCACAACGAGTTCGCGGCCGGCGTGGCCGTGCAACCGCACGCCTGGGTCAAGGGCGCGTCGGTCAACGGCGACGATCAATGGGCGCTCGCCTGGATGTACACCGGCGGGAAGTACCGGATGGGCGCCTTCCATCGGTCGACCCTGAAGCCGGCCTAGCGTCTGTCGCGTACGCGCTGGCGTGGTAGCCTGCGCGGATGACGAAGCAAACCGCGTATACCCTGGCCGACGCCGCGCGACGTCTCGGCCTGAAGCCGGCGACGTTGCGGCAGCAAATCCGCAACGGGAAGTTGATCGCGTATAAGTTCGGCCGAGACTGGATCGTCGACGATCACGAAGTCGAGCGTTACGCGCTCGAGCATCGGCGCGCCCGATGACGGACGATCGGTCGACGTACCTGGGCGCCACGGATATCGCCGCCGTCCTGGGCCTGTCGCCATACCGGGCGCCGATCGACGTATGGCACGAGAAGCGCGGAACCGGCCCGCCGGCCGAGCAGACGCCGCGGATGCGTCTCGGCCAGTTACTCGAAGCCGCCGTCGCCGAAGCGTACGCCGAGCAAACCGGGCGCCGCCTACGCCGCGTCGGCATCATCCGGCATCCGCGCTATCCGTACCTGGCCGGGCATCCTGATCGTCTCGTCATCGGCGAGCGTGGCGTACTCGAAGTCAAGACTTCGGCGTCGACGGCCGGCTATGACGCCGGCGACGTGCCACCACAGGTACGCGTACAGGCCGTCTGGTACTGCGGACTGACGCGGCGCGAATGGTGCGACGTGGCGCTCCTGGCGCGGCAGGAAGTACGCGTCGCGCGAGTCGAAGCCGATCCTGAACTATTCGAATCGTTGACCGACGCCGCGGTCGAATGGCACGCGCGCCATATCGTCGACGGCGCCGAGCCTGAACCGGACGGCTCGGACGGCTACCGCGCACACCTGGCCGCGAAGTATCCGAGCAGCAACGGCGCCGAACTGGTCGCCACGCCAGAACTGTCGATCGCGGCCTTCGAACTGCATGACGCCGCCGGCATGGCCGCAGGCTATAAGCGCGCGGCCGACACGATCAAGGCGCGGCTTATGGCCGCGATGGGCGAAGCCGAAACCCTGATCGGACCCGGCTGGCGTGCGACCTGGCGCGAGCAGGCCGGCCGTACCGACTGGCGCCGCGTGGCCGGCGACTACCGGCGCCTGCTCACCGATTCCGGGCAAGGCGCCGCGGCGCTCGACTTCATCGCCGAAATGCACACCGCGCCGCCGGCGCGCGTCTTCCGGACTCACTTCGCCGAAGAATCGACCGGCGTGGCGATCCGATGACGCAGGCCGATACGCTCGCCGCGGTTCGCACGGCGCTTACGGCGCGCGAAGATCAAATGCTCGCGCTCCTGGGCGGCTCGATACCGCTCGACCGCTTCTTGACTGTGGCGCTACACGCCGTCAACGGCAACCGCGACCTGTTGCGTTGTACGCCGCTCTCGATCGTCGAGGCGATCCGAGAAGCGGCCGCGCTACGGCTCGAGCCTACCGGCCTGCTCGGAGACGCGTACATCGTGCGATATGGCGACACGGCGCGCCTGTTGCCCGGCTATCGCGGCTTGCTGAAACTGGCGCGGCGCTCCGGCGACGTGGCGCAAATCGACGCCCATATGGTGTACGAAGGCGACCTGTTCGAAATCGAGCAGGGCAGCGAGCCGCGCATCCTGCATACGCCGACGCTCGGCGACCGCGGCGCGTACCTGGGCGCCTATGCCTTCGCACGCATGACGTCCGGCGAACTGATCACCGAATGGATGAACGTCGCCGATATCGAGCAAGTACGCCGATCGTCGCGCGCCGGCGACCGCGGACCGTGGATTGACTGGTACGCCGAAATGGCGCGCAAGACGGTACTTCGCCGGCTAATGAAGCGGCTACCGCTGGCGACCGAAGCCGAAGACGCCTTGCGAGTCGAAGCCGAAGTCGAGCAACGCACGCCGGCCCGCAAGTCGGCAAGCCTGGCCGCTGTGCATGAACGGCTCGGCATTGATTCGGGCGCATCCGATATCCCCCCGTCGGATGCGCCCGGCACGCCGTCGGCCGACGTAGTAGCGCCTAGCGCTACGGGCAGCGCGTCGGCCGACGGCATACCGCTCGACGATCCGAGCCTTCCCGCCATACCCTGAAGGGAGATTCGAATGCATCCTGCCGGCCCGTTCTGTACCGTGCCACGCTGCGCCGATGCGGCCGAAGGCGCGATCGAACTGCTATACGCCGATCCTGTGCGCCGCTACCTGTGCGCCAGTCACTTAGCCGGCTTTCGCGTCCTGCTCGCCGGCCTTCTCCATGATCCGAGCCTGGCGCCGCCGGCGGCGCCGCGGCCTGTGGTGCCTGGGCAAATCCCCGCCTTCAGCGAATGAGACGCTATCGGCCGTTGATGCAATCGCAGGCCGGTAGCGTCTCGGCGGGAATCATAGCCGAGTGAAGCCGCGCGGGCATCCGCCGATTCCGCACGCGTCCGAATGGGCGCAGGATGACGCGCTATCGCGGCTCGAGTCGGTCCTGATCGAGATACGGCAACGGCCGCTCACGAAGGCGCAGGCCGCGCGCCTGGGGCGGCTTGTGCACACCTTCTCCACACCTGGGGATAACTTCGGGGATGACAGGCCGGCCCGCGGCGCGTAGGGTCGACCATCCGGACACGACAAGGCCGGCCACAACGGCCGGCCATATCGCGCTCTGATCAAGAGAGGCGGAGACAATGTATCAAACCGACGCAAGGCGACAGGCTCGAATCCGTGAACTACCTGTCGAAGTCTGGTCGCCGTTCATGGGGCGCGCGACGCGATGGTCCGCGCTACAGCATCGGATCGCGAGCGTCGCGCTTACTCGCGACGCCGAATCCGGCAAGCCGCTAACGCAAGCCGTCATCGCTGCGCGCGTCGGATGCTCACAAGGCACCGTCTCGAAGACGCTTGCCATGATGCAGCGCTTAGGCGTCCTGGCCGTGCGTACCATCCGTGGCCGATTCGGGCGCACGCTGGCCCGGCTTCGGGAAGGCGTACAGCGAATGATTCCACCACAAGGTACGTTAGGTATAGGTGGTACTGATATACGTACTGCGCAGGAATCATTAGCGCGTGGCGGCGCTTCGCTGGCCGATATCCTGGCCGGCATGGGGACGATTCGGCCGCGCAAGGCGCCCGCATGAAGGCGCGGGAGCAGCGCCGGCGCAAACTCGCGCGGCGATGGAATCAACGGCACACCGACAATCCGTATCGCCTGGGCGACCATGCGCAGCGCTATGTCCTAACGCCAGAGTTCGAAGCATGGATCGTGGCTGAGTACGGGAGCGTCGAAGCCTGGCGCTCCCGCGAGACCGATCCGGCGT